TGCCACGTGTTGGGGTCTGGCAGGCTGTCCCGCGCGTTGATGGCGCGCACAGACTCCAGCAGAGCGCCGATCTTGGCCGGGGCAGGAGCCCAGCGTGTCGGCACCCAGGATGGTGTTCCGTCGACCTGCTGAACCTTGAGCGTCATCTCGTTGTCCATGCGGTGGTACAGCTTGGACCGGATGGTGCCGTCGAGAACGGACTCCCAGTGCGTTCCTCGGTACAGCCACGTGTCCTCATTGGCGTACATGAAGCCGACGGAGCCGTCCTCCTTGTTGACCCACTCGTCCTGGATGTGCCGTGCCACCTCCATCGGGTCGGCCGCGTCCGGGCAGTACGTGTCGCTGTTGTCCGGCTTGTCGGGGTTGGTTGCCTTGGGCTTGCGTCCCTTGTCGGGGTCCCAGTCGTCGCGGAGCGCTGCCAGCGGAAGGCCCAGGAACGTGCAGATCGCCTTCCAGCCCGCGTTCTTGTCGTCCTTGGGTCCCCATGTGCACTGGCCTGACTCGCACGTGCCCACGACCATCGGCTTCTGGCCCTGCTCGAACTCGAAGCTGGGATTGTTGTCGTCGTGGTCCGGGTGCGGACAGTTGGTCTTGTACCGCGTCGGGCCGATGCGCTCCAGCATGAAGCCCTTGGCCTCTAGGGCCTCGCAGAAGCGTCGCAGCGCCGGTCCCTCAGGCAAGTCGGCCGCGCTGAGCTGCAAGGCCGTGGAGCGCCTGTTCTCGGCCTCTCTGGGAGCCCACAGCTTGATCTGGTCAAGCTTGATGCGCTTCATCTGCTCGATGTTGCGAGGCCTCTTGCTCTTGCCCCTCAGCAGGTCGTCCGGATCCTTGCCGTAGAGCACCTGCATGAACGGCACGCGCGTGATGCCGACCTTCCGCAGTGCACGCCAGCGCCGGAGCGCGGAGACTGCACCGGGAATGTCGCGCTGCTTGGCGGTGTCCGGATTGTTGAGCCGCTCGATGTGTGCGGGGTCGTCCTGGTCCTTATCCATGACGTTGACGACCTCGCGCGTGTACCCCGAGAAGTACTGAGCCGTCTCCGCCGGGAACCTGGTGCCGAGGTGCGTTGTGGTGGCGTACTCGTTGGCCTTCTCCCAGATGGCCTCGCAGTCCTTCTCGCCCTCAACCAGATAGATCCGTGGCGCGCCCGTGGCGACGGCTTCCAGCAGCCTCGGAAGCCCGTACGGCAGCGACACGTGCTGCGGGTTGGTCCGGTCGTAGTGCGGGCAATAGCGATATGTCTTGTCGCCGTCGCTGTGCATCTCGCTGGCAGGAATCTCGAAGCGGAACCGGCTGAAGAGTCGGATGCCGTTCTCGTCCTGGTACGGGAACTGGTGCGTGACCTTCGCCTGGCTATTCTTCAGCCGGGCATCTGCCATCGTGCACTGGCACAGGTCTCTTGGTGTCGGCTCAGGCCTGTACTTGGCCCTCTGTGCGTTGTGCGGCCGTGTGGCCAATTGAAGACTCCGTTCTGGTGCTGCGGTTCTGCTTGTGCGAGTGCTGGTTGCTGCTACTCGAAGTCTTCCTCGTACTCGTCATCCGGGTCCTCGTCCGTCGCGGGGTCGGCCACGAGGACGGACACCGGGGTGACGGTCTCGCGCAGGTCTCGGAGGTCGGCGTCCAGGTCGTCGAGCTCGGCGGCTGTCTCTTCAGCGTCGGCTGTGGCGTCCTCGTCAGCGCTGTCGGAGTCGAGGGGCTGGACGTCGTACATGAGGCGGGACAGACGGACCAAAGCGTTCTGCGTGAGGTGCTCGCCATAAAGGCGAACGGCGTTCTCGATGATCGCCTCCGCGTAGGCGGCTCGGCCCTTGGCCTCCATCTCGGGCTTGCCGAGTCGGACGCCCGCAGCGATAAGGCTGGATCCGGACTTGATGCGGCTGTACACATCGTCGTTAGCGGTACGCATTCCCATCTGGTGTTCTCCTTGTGACGGGTCGGGGTCGTTCAAGCTTACGGGGTCAACCTTACCTCAAACGGGGCGGGGCCGTTCGATGGGTGCGAAATGTCGAGGCTTGGTGTGGAGGAAATGGTGAACGGCTCGGAGGCGTTGGGCTGTTTTGTGGAGGAAATGTGGTTGAGCTGGGTGGGGCGGCTCGGAGCTCGCATGAAAGCGTTCCGATGCGAAATCATTGTTCACCTGCGGAAACGCTTGATCGGAACGGACGAACGGATGCGCGGCCTATTTCTACGCCCTCGGCGCTTCTACGTATGTGACACGGGTATGAGGCGTTGAAGGGGCGTATATGGATATATATAGGGGTGCATAGGTGGGGTTTACTAGCGCGGGGTATTTCATATTCATCCGATCATCCGAACTAAAAGAGAGAAAGAGCAGGTAGAACTGAGAACGGATGAGATGCCGGCATACGAACTTCATCCGATGAATCATGCGATGCCTGGGGTGGAGAGCTCGACAGAGTCGTAAACGAGTCGCTTGGGGTAGGGTTATACAGGTGGGCTATCAACGAGTCGATATGGGGTGCAGCAGATGGGACGGCTGAGCAAGCGGAAGACTGCGGGGCGGGGACCTGGGAGGCCCTCGGATATCACCAACGAGTTCCGAGACCAGGTCACCACACGCGCTCTGGAGCTCAGGCGGGATTCATACACCCTGCGTGAGACTGTGGAGATCGTGAACGAGGAGTTCGGCGACTCTCTGGCGTTCGAGACGGTGAGGCGCTGGATGCAGGAGCGCATCAAGCCCGAGCTTGAGGAGACGGCTGAGGCGTATCGCCAGACGTTGCTGGAGCAAATCGCGCTCCAGAAGCGGCGGCTCGAACCCAAGATGCTGATGGGTGACGAGAAGGCGATCGCGGCATGGACGCGGCTCATCGATCGCGAGATGCGGCTCACAGGTGTTGAGAAGCCTGTTCAGGTCGCCATCACAACTACGAACCTGGACGCTGATGGTGTCGAGGTTCAGAAGATGCTTGACCAGTTCTTCGGTGTGCCGGATTCGGCTTCCGGCCCTGGCCACGTTATCCAGGGCGAGGTTGTGAGGCGAGAGCAGTCGTAATCACAGCGCTGGGTTCTGAGGGCCTTTTACGGGTCGGGTGGGACCGGGGGCTCAGAGCGGGGTGAACGCTCGCCTACGCCCCCAAAGAATCGGTTTACGGGCTATCCCTGGGCGCGGCTCGGGGCGGGATCGGAGGGGCGCGGCGTGAGTGTCAGATGTAAAGTGTGCAGGCGTCATCGGTGCGGGCGGTGTGGATGGTCTGGAAGGCGCAAGGTCGGGGTTCAGACTCCGTGCCCGCGCTGTAGCCACGACGTCACTCTGCATGCTGTGATGCACAGGAACGGATTCTGCTCGCTGGCCGACGCCACGGCTAAGCACAGGCGATACGAATGTCGCTGGTGCGGTCGGGTTCGGCGTGACGACAGGATGCGTCGATGGGACGGGCAGATGGAGTGTCGAGAGGTTCACGCGTGTCAGCGTGTGGCCGTACAGAGAGGGCTGGACCGTGTCGGATGACAGGCTCGTCGTGGGCTATCAGGAGTTCATCAGGACTGTGGCCGGTGGCTTGGCCACGACGGATGACCACTCGTGCGACCAGGGCGAGAGGCCGGACTACAAGGCGATGGCGCAGAGCCTGTGGGCGTCTGGCTACCGGTTCGACCCGGAGGCGCGCAAGCAGTGGCTCGTTGTGGAGCTCAGGAGCAAGACGCCGTCCGAGATGCAGAGCTATCTCAACGAGCTGCTCAGGCTGATGGGTGTGGACCTGTGAGGACGTGCGTGCTGTTCGGCAAGCAGTACATCTGGATGCGGGGCGCGGATGGCAAGCTGGTGCTCTGCGGCGACGCCACGTGGAGAGACGTGCCTCAGAGGTACGTGATGGGCGCGCCGACGTACGAGGACTTGCTCGGCGAGCTGGGTAGGATTGAGGCGGATGGGAGGTGAATGACCATGCCGGTTCAGAAGGTGGCGAAGGGATACCGCTGGGGTCCGAGCGGGACGGTGTACCCGACCCGGAAGCAGGCGGAGATGCAGGGCGCAGCAGTGGAGAGCAGCTCGGCATCGTACGCCCTGAGGTGGCCCGCGAGGAAGGGCAGGGAGCGCAAGCGCGTCTGACGCGGCAGACTTGCTCGTCCTGCTGGATGGACAGCCACCACTGTGTGGCCAACAGGAGATGCGGCTGCTGGGTATGCCGCACTGAAGAGGAGATCAACATGTTGGGCATGGGACAGAACACGATCAACCGAGATGTCCAGGAGTGGGAGCGCATCGAACAGGCCGTGGCCTTCATGCTCCCCAATGGGGACGAGGTGCTGATCGCGCGTCGGATCCCGTGCCCGACATGCAACAAGCCGGTCGCTCTGCAGCTGGCCGACGGGGAGAACACGATTGGCTACGCCCGTCGCCACGCGCAGTGCGGCCTCGACAAGATCGAACTGGGAGACGAGAACGATGGCTGATGCAGTTCTGAACGTCGGCGTGACTGGCGACGTGGAGTTCACGGTGGGCGAGAAGACCGCCGCATGGCTGGTGTCGATCGGGTGGACGCCGCCTGTGGTCGATGTTCCGACCGAGGTTGACGGGCTGGGCACCGACATGGTGATCAACACCCGCGCGCCGTACACCTCGATGGGCGAGGCGATGGAGGCCATGACCGGTCGCCAGGCCGCCAAGTACCAGGCGCAGCAGGACTATCTGGCGATGCTCACGGAGATCTCGTCTCCCGAGCGCCTGACCAACCTGCTCAAGTTCTTCGGGGTCCAGCTGGACCGGTTCGTGCCCGAGACGACGACCGATGCCGTCGCTGACGCCTGAGGCCAAGCAGGCGTACGCGGATCTGGAGCACGCCATCGAGCGCGTGCTCCGGCTCCGTGGGGCCGAGGGCATCCTGACCGAGTACGTGACGCTGTGTGGCGTCCAGACGATAGACGACGAGGGCGACACAGCCGGGTCCGTGATGATGATCCTGCCCATGGGTGGCGGTCTGCCATACCACCGGGTCATGGGGCTGTTGGACTACTCGCATACGGTGCTGCGCGCTGAGGTGGCGCGCAACGAGACGTGGACAGGACGAGACGATGACGACGACGCTAGCTGACTACTTCCAGGACGTGGCCGACGCCATGTGCGATGGGTCGGTTGAGGCGCTGCGTATGCTGCTGGGTCAGTCGGCTGGCAGGCGATACCTGACCTATGACGAGCCGCTCCTGTTCGCCCTGACCTACATGCCGCACTCGCTCAAGATGCCCGCACCCATGGACGAACTGGCCGACGGTGCCGACTCAGAGGTCGGCGTTATCTCCATGTCGGAGTTCCACTGGGGCATCTGCGAGAAGGCTCGTGAATGGGCGGAGAAGCCAGCCGCTCAATTCGGCCCTGGAGAAATGCGGGACGCATTCATCGCGCCTCGAGATGCCGGCAAGAGCACCTGGCTATTCAAGATCCTGCCCATGTGGATGGCTGCGCACGGGCACGCCAAGTTCATCGCTGCATTCGCCGACTCCGGGCCGCAGGCTAAGAAGCACTTGTCGTCATTCAAGCGCGAGCTGGAGGCCAATGCAATTCTCCAGCAGGACTATCCCGACATGTGCGTCCCGCTCAAGAGGCGCGGCAATGTGAACGTGTCCGACACGCAGGACCTGTACCAGGCGCAGTCGGGGTTCGTGTTCGCGGCCGGTGGAGCGGACGTCTCCGTCCTCGGTATGAAGGTGGAGGACAAGCGTCCCGACCTTCTGATCCTGGACGACCTGGAGCCCGACGAGGCCAGCTACTCCGAATACCAGATGGAGCAGAGGCGTGGCACGCTGACCGACGCCATCCTCCCGCTCAACATCCGAGCCCGCGTCATCCTGGCTGGCACCGTCACCATGCCCGGCTCGATCACCCACCAGATGGTGAAGGCTGCAGCGGCGCAGCGAGGTGAGCTGCCCGAGGACGAGATCGAAGACTGGATCAAGACCGAGAAGTTCAAGGTCCATCACTACAAGCCGATCATCGTAGACGACGACGGCAACGAGTCCAGCCTGTGGCCGGAGAAGTGGCCGATGGACTGGCTCAACTCTGTGAGGCACACCCGGTCGTTCGCCAAGAACTACGAGAACAACCCGCTGGCGATTGACGGCCAGTACTGGACCCGGGACGACTTCTCGTACGGCTCTCTGGACTGCGCCATCACAGTGCTCAGCGTCGACGGTGCCGTGACCGACAAGAAGAAGTCGGACTTCACGGGTCTGGCCGTTGTTGGGGCCACGGCTCACCAGCCTGGCAATCCCAAGCGGCGCTGCGAGGTCAAGTACGCCGTGGGCGTCAAGCTCCTGGGCAAGGCGCTGCGAGCGCGCATCCTCAAGATCCTGGAGATGTACCCCGAGATCAAGGTGATCCTGGTGGAGTCGAACCAGGGCGGCGAGCTATGGCGAGAGGTCATGCACGACATGCCGGTCAAGGTGGTCCTGTTCAGCAACAGCGAGCCCAAGGAGGTCAGGGCCGGTAAGGTGCACGCCATGTACCAGAGGATCCCAACGCGCGTCATGCACACGGCTCGCCTTCAGCAGGCCGAGGAGAACATGGTCGGCTTCCCCAAGCTCAAGCACGACGACATTGTGGACGCCGTTGGCAATGCCGTGCTCAAGCTCCTCAGCCCGCCCAAGAGCGGTCCCAAGCGCAGCGTCTCCAGTGGCGCATACGCGTGAGGGTATCATTCGCCCGTAGCAGTCCAGCCCTGTGTGGGGCAAAGCAGCCCTGATGGGGCATCTCCTCCTTATGGGATGCCTTGTGCACATTTGTTGAGGAGGTGTTATCCATATGGCCCACAAGCAGCTGCTCCGGGGTTCCCTGAAGGAGCTCGACCGGGCGATTCCCGGATATGTCGAGGCCGACAGGTTCTACAAGGGCACGTTCGCAGAGCCCTTTCAGTCGCTGGTGATGCAGCGCCTTCTGGTCCGCAAGGAGGTCAACTACAAGGCCGTGCTCAGCGCGGTCCCGGTTGACGCCGTTGTGGAGAAGCTGGAGATCGTCGACATCCAGGCGTCCGACCCGGACATCACCGAGTTCCTGCAGGACGAGGTCTGGAAGGACAACCAGCTCCAGTTCGTCCACAAGACCGCGATCCTCGCTGCCGAGAAGTTCGGCGACGCCTACATCTTCGTGTGGCCCGAGTACGACGACGCTGAGGGCTATGTCGAGGAGACGGCTCAGACCGGCGAGGACGCGAACGGGGTCCAGCAGGACCTCACAGGCATCATCGCCTGCTACCAGTCGCCCATGAAGGTCCGCGTCTTCTACGACGACATGAACCCTGCACGCAAGACCCACGCCGTCAAGCGCAAGAAGACCGGCAAGGGCAAGCAGGAGTGCGCGTGGCTGTACCTGGAAGACGGCACGATCGAGTACTACGAGACGCCACTCAACAAGTGCGGCATCGACGACTTCGAGTACATCGAGGACGTGCCCAACCTCAACGGCGACATCCCGTTCATCCACCTGCGCAATGACCTTCCCTATGGCTGCCCGCTGCACCACAAGGCGTACGGGCCGCAGAACCAGATCACCAAGTTCCTCGTGAACGAGGTGTCGGGCTCGGACTTCAACGCCTTCCCCCAGCGGTACGCTCTGGCCAAGACCAAGGGCACCAGCGGCGGCGACGACATCGACTGGTCGGGCACGGACGAGACGATCCCGGACCGCGAGGAGAACGTTGTCTCCAAGCTGGTGTCGGGACCGGGTCGCATCTGGGACCTGTCCGGCTTCGACTCGGTGGGCCAGTTCAACAGCGCCGATGTGGACCAGTACATCAAGCCGCTGGACAAGGCAGTACAGCTCATGGCTGCCGCCACGAACACGCCGGTCTACTACTTCACTGCGGACAACGTAGGCGGAGGCACGCCGTCGG